GAATCATCAACAATGATAAGATATTCTTGCAGCCACCTCAAACGCTCCGCTACAATTCCAGCCCTTTTATATGCTTTTACTGCGTTATAATTTGCCTGTCTTAACTGGTCAATGTTTAAGGGTTCTGAACTATCGCAGACAATCAAATCATCAGTTTTGCAGTTGGATTCTATAACGCTTAAAATATTAGGCATTGATAAATTCGAAGCGTATGCTATTTGTTTAACGTAAAGGATTTTCTTCTTCTTGTCTACCGCTATTTTGGTAAGCGTAAACGGGTCAGTCCATCCCCAATCCAATCCAAAGACATAAGGCAGTGAATCATTAAATTTACCTCTTTTCCACCGTTTTAAGATAGCCCCTTCCAATGGTGCATACTCGCCTTTACCGTAAACTTTCCACCTGTACTCGTCTGCTGTTCCTTCCTCAATGTTTTTTGCTGTTGGCTCGTAGCTTAAAATTTTATTGATAATACTTTGGTCTAGGAATGGGTTATGCTCGTAGGTTGATTGAAACGCTTGGACGTTTGTCCTTTCTTCCATTTTCTTATCACTAAGCCAAAATTCACCAGAAGGGTTAAAATCAAGCCAGCTATGTATTTTAGTTCTCACATAAATAGCCTCAAAAATCTCGAAACTGATACCATTAGCCTCGTTAAAAAATGAGTAATCTCTTTTACCGTTCTTCGCATCTTGTTCATTTTCATAAGAATTAAATTCAATGATTGAGCCGTTTTTAAAGTGCAGTATTCGGTCTGTTTTGTTATAGTATTTTATTGTGCTTTGGATAAATTCAGACGATGATATTATTGTTTGAAGGTCACGAATTGCCCCTTTTTTTAGGTTTGGTATATCTTGACCGACAACAGTAATTATTACATTTGGTTCTTTGTAGGCTTTTAAAGCCAGCACTTGCATAATGGAGTAAGTCTTTCCGCTTGATGTACCGCCTCGATTTACAGTTAAGTCAATGCCTTCTGGAATATCAAAATTGCAATCGAATAGCATTGATGTTTCAAATGCTTTTATATCAGTCAATTTCTTTACCTATTGATTTGATGATTACATCGCCTGTTGGTACAGTTATTTCTTGCTCCGTCTTATCCTTCCAATCCATATTTTTCAAGGCGAAAATTGAGCCTGTGGATGCTTTAGAGCGCAGTCCTTTCTCGTAATCAGATTCAATAATAGTCAATGCTCTTTTTATAGGGTAAGTAAACTTATTGTTTTTTTTGTAGTCATACAGACTTTGTCTACTCTCAAAACCTAGAAATAAAGCTAACCCAGTAATGGTTAAAACCTCACCGTTTTCTTCTTGTTCTACTATCCAATCAAAGTATTCGGAGATTCTCTTTTCCATCTCCTCAGCAGTTTTGTAAAAAGGTGGTCTTCCGCCTGTATTACCTAATGCAAATTTGTTTCCCTTTGGTGCTGCCATTTTTAGCTTTTAAAATATTAAGTAATAAGCAACTGCTACTATCACAATACCAACAAAAACCGCTACTATTTTGGTAACGGTGTTTATTGCGCTTTCTAGTCCGTCTTCAAAATCATTCATTTCTTGAAATTCTTTCTCAGTCATAATACAAAATTAATTTATTTACGCATTACTTTTTGCTCCACCTTTACCGAAGCTGTGTCTATATTTTTAGTCTTGTTTTTGGAACGTTTGTTTAGCTCGCTCTGGTAGTTTAGGTTAACGATGTTGCAAGCTGTTTTGAACGTCTTGCATTCTTCGGTTTCTCCGCTTTCTTTCCAAGTTATTTTGTGGTAATTCATTTGCTGTATTTTAATATTCTTTTTTAATTAATTCGTAAAGTCTTAAACAGCTTAAACTAATTGGCTTTAAATATTCAATTGAATGGTCTATGTATTCATACTTCCAATCGCTTGAGCCTTGAAATTTTAGCAGTTCTTTAATGTGCTGCTGCATTTTAGTTGAATGCATAATTATATCGTTATCAACTTCAATGTCAAAAATCTGTATTCCTTTTTTCCTCCAGTTCTGAGGAACGAAACCTTTGCCATCCCAGCCCATTGGTTCTGAGTTTTCAAGGTACTGCGCTTTTATTTTTAGATTCACTTTCATCTAATAGTTTTGTTATTAAATAAATCAAACGCTGATTCTACTCCTGTTATGCCCTTAACGTCTGACCAGATGCCGTATTTTATGTCGATAACAAATTCCAATTCGTGGAAAGCTAATAATATTTGCCCAACCGTAACAGGGAAATAGTTTTTTTGCTCGTCTAAAATTTGTCTGTATTCTGGTTTTAACTTTTCAATCAACTTCATAATCTTGCTTTGTTTTTGTCTTTTAGGTTAAAGGAGCATTACGCTCCTATTTGTTCTACATTGCTAATCCATTGTGTTGTTTCTTCGTGAACTGATTCTTCATCATATTCTACTTTTTGTACTAAATCCCAACTTTCTTTTTGGCTTTCTGTACCTTTAATATATCTATTGTATTCTGCTTTAGTCATTTCAACTTCTTTTATATAACTCTGTGTTATTGTTTCTGTCATTGTTACTTGTACTTTCATATCGTTTGTTTTTCTTTAGACAAATATATAACTTTTGTTATACAAATTACTCTTTTTATAATATTAAGTCAAAATAAATTATCTAAAGTCGCTAAAAATATAATTTGATTTGCTTGCTTTGGCTGTTGCTAGTTCAATAATTTGATTAGCTTTGCAGTCTTGTTAGGGCGTTATGCTTTACGCTCATATCTTGTTTTAGTTAGAAAGAGCCTCGTTTATTCGGGGCTTTTTTGTTGGTTCTAACTTTGAATAAAACCACATTAAAACAGTGGTTTATTCGGGCGTTGTGCGCAATACTACATTCCTGCAAATAATGAAGGTTGTCGCAATATATTTTGTAATCGTTTATTACTCATTTCTGCGTGTTTTGGTGTTATCTCAAATCCTATTGTATTTCTACCTTCTTTGGCGCTCATAGCACACTCTGTACCACTTCCAGCAAAAGGCACTACTACTAAATCATCTTTACGGCTACAAGTTAAGATTAATGCTCTTGTTAGTGTTTCAGGCTTTACCGTATCGTGGTCATATTTATTACCAACTTTTACAGCTTCATTACTAAAGTTTAAAACCTCTTGTAAATTAAAGCGGTTATTAAATGGTCTGCGTAAATCTTCGTATTCTTCCCTTAATTGTTCATATGGTTTATTAAAAAACCCCGTTTCACTTGCTAATAAATTATATGATTTTTCAGTTATAAAAATCCAATTTTTCTCATTGTTAATTATTTTGTTTCTTGTGTTTTCACTATAACCACAAATTATATTAATATCTTTTGTGCTTAATCCCGCTTTTTTTCTTTCATCCATTAAGTATTTTTGAAAGTAATCCCTAATATAAGAAGGTTCAAAACCATCCTTACAATCATTAAAATTTTCATACATTAAAATCCTTTCAGTACAAGGGGCAAAACTTCTTAACCCTTCACTTTCTTCTAAACCCATAAAAGAGCCTTTATTCCAAGTAAGGTTGTTAATCAAATTAAAGTGCTTATCAAATATAATTTGAGCGTATGCAATGTTTTTACTTCCACCATACCAAAATAAAGTACCGTTATCAGCAAGTACTCTTTTACATTCAATAGCCCATTTTCCAACGTCTTTTAAATAATCTTCAAACGTTTTCCATATAAAATCAAAGTCGCCTTTTACTTTATAGTATGGTGGGTCTGCAATAATCAACTGCACCGATTTATCAGGTAGTTCATTATTCAGCCAGTCTGTATTGTATATCTTGTTTAATTCCATTTGTATATTTTAAATCCGTACTGCACACAACATCGTGTATAGTGCATTAAAACGCACCATACACACAGCGTTAGTACAATCCAATAAATTTGTTTGCTGCTATTCTTAGGGCTATTCTATCGTCTTTGCTTAGTCGTTCATTAGTTAGTGTCTTGTTAAACTCCTTTGCTCGTTTTATAGCCTCTTTTACTTCTTCTTTGCTTGGTTTCAATACTGGATACTCTGCGATGATTCCAAAATTTATGTATTCAAACAAATCAACCCCGAATGTTTCTTGTAAATTTTTTGAGTAGTTAATTAAATTTCCAGATAAATAACTGTTGCAATGTTCGCACTGCAGATAGATATTCATAAGGTTAAACCGAACCGAAGGATTAGCACCCACCGAATGATAATGCCCCGCGTTTTTCTTCTTTGGTTTTGGATTGCCGCAAGAGATGCAAGGTTGGCAAAAGTCTATTTCTCTGGCTATTTTGTTAATGACAATTTGGAGTAGCTTTTTGTATGCAGACAAAGAAATGATTT